CAGTATAAGTTGTTCCGCTTTTTATTAAAGTTGTGCCGTGAATAACCGCACCAGCACCACCGCCGCCACCACCATTAAGGCCGTTGCCAACATTGCCAGCACCCGCACCACCAGCGACAATAAGATATTCAACAGCAAGCGCACCAGCCGAAATGCCTGTTAAAGATGAGCCATCGCCAGTATAGCTTGTTGCCGCCACTGTGCCAGCCACAGTGATGCCGGTGTTGCTGGTGTTTAGCTTTTCAACTCCATTGTAATAAAGCTGTACCTCACCATCGTCTTGAACAATAATACCATTTTCGCCAGATTTAGCTTGAATATATATATCGCTGCCATCATCGCCATCCACGTTATTGCGGATATATAAAACGCCATCATTATTGTCGATAAAAGCGTTAGTGCCGTTGTGATAAATTTCTAAATCACCGCCAACACCGCCAAATAATGCTTTGTTATTTTGGCCAAAATCTATATCGCCAGTCACCGAACCACCAGTAGTCATCAAAGCACCAGCAGCAGTTACATTTGTAGTATCTGTTACATCTGCACCAGCCTCAATGCCAGTTAGCTTTGTCTTTTCAGCATCAGTGAAAGCATTAGTATCTGCTTCAGCTTCATAGGCTGATTTGATTTCTGCACCTGTTTGGTCAGCCGTTGCACCAGCCTCAATGCCATCCAGCTTAGTACCATCAACAGACACATCACGCCCATCAACGGTTTGCGTTGCAGAAAATGTAAGGTTGCCTGTTAGCTGCCCACCAGCCAAAGGCAAGAAACCAGAGCCAGCCGTAACGCCAGACTCCCAAGCACTACCAGTGTAAACCTTTAAAGTGTCTGAAGTTGTATTAAAGAACAGATCGCCTTCATTAAGATTTGTTGTTGGGTCTGTTGGGCCGCTAGCATAAACATCAGCAAAGGCTGTGATGCCTGATAGGTTAGATGCCACTGTGTTTACATCTGTGATTGACGCGCCAACAAGATCAACATTAGCAATGCTGTTTGCAACAGTATCAATCTCTGACACAGCCTCATTAAGATCGTTGGCTACTGTGACCACTTTAGCTACTTCAGCCGCAATAGCTGAGATGTCAGATGCGTTGGTTGCAGCGGCAGTAACATCAGCAGCAATACCAGCTACTGTCGTTACGTCAGTATCAATGCCAGCTACAGTGTTTACGTTAGCAATGCTTGTTGCCACAGTACCAATGTCAGTTGCATCAGCAGCGACAGCGTTAATGTTAGATGTGTTACCAGCAACAGTCGTCACATTAGCTGATATGCCTGACACTGTAGTCACGTCTGACGAAATGCCAGCTACAACGCCAATGTCTGTGCCATCAGCAGCCACTGTGCTTACGTCAGCAGAGATACCTGCAACAGTATTCACGTTAGCAATGCTGGCTGAGACTGTGCCAATGTCGGTAGCGTCTGCGGCTACTGCGGTAATATCAGCGGAAATACCAGCAGCCGTTGTTACGTTTGAAGAGATACCAGCAACAGTGGTCACATCGCTATCAATGCTAGCAACAGTATTGATGTTGGTTGTATTGCCAGCAACAGTATTGATGTTCGATGTATTGCCAGCAGTTGTTGTGACGTTAGCAGCAATTCCTGAGACTGTAGATATGTCAGACGCAATGGCTGCTGCGTCGCTAATAGCGTCAGTTGCTACTGTGCCATCTTCAATATCAGCAAGCGTGGTAATGTCAGCGGCAAGTGCAGTAATCGTTGTAATGCCAGAAACGGTTGGCCCCTTTACCGGGTTGCCATCACTGTCAAACGCCATAACTGTATCAATACGATCTGCCTTTGGCGGCAGCGTCATATCCAATGTGCCGCCATCAGCCACAAGCGCTGGGTCATAGACTGGCGCTCTCATTGAGCGCTGACCCTCTTCAGCAAGCTGCTGGTCAAAGATTGTCAGCGCATCAAGCTGCTCATTCAAGCTAGACGCAAGCAAATCACCGGCAGTCACAAAGTCTGTGACGCGCTCAATGTCGCGAGCGCCAATAATAATAATTGTGTCTGATGCAGTTGGTGTTGATGGCACACCAGAACCAGTCACAATTGTAACTGAGCCGGTGCCATTGGCATTTACCACAACCGTGTAATCAGTTGTTAGTGTTAGCAGCGTCGTGTTGAAATAAACAGCCACATCGTTTTGGTCGAGTACCTCAAACGAAAACGCATACGGCCCCAAACCGCTTGAGCCGTCAAAGACGGCACGGCGTGTAACTGCGTTGATATTGTAATCTGCCATTTAATGCCTCACATTCTGCTGTGAATAATACACCATTTACTGTTTTTCCGCTACCCGCTCTCGCAGTTCTGGATATTGATCCATTAAGATCTTCCGAGCCACACTGGAATACTTGCTGTAAATTGCTTTCATTGCATCCAGCTTGTCCTCTTTGGTAGGCAATTGGTCATAGATCCCGGAATACAACAAATCTGTTAGCGCGTCCTTTAGCGTAGGCTTGGTGGGATCTGGCTGGTTCAATGCGTAAATCAGTGAATTGTACTGCTCGTTATTAAGGATTACGCCGCTGATGCGCTTGCTTGGCATTGACAAGCCATCGCCAAGCTCCATCATTTCGCGATCTAGCCCCTCATATTTTGCGTCCATAATGCGAACAGGTGACCACATTTCCCAGCCAGCCCCGGTGCCTTGTGTGCGAACCTCGCCCCATAGGTTTAGGGATGGCGGCAAGTCAGCGCTAAACATTGGATGCCGCGCCTTAGCTTTTTGGATAGCTGTGTAAAAGCCCCTAGACGCAGGGTTAAGCAATGTCGGATCGTCACCAAAAAATCCTTCGCCGGGCAGCAGTGTACTTGACGCTGTTGGATCCATAACGCGCTCAATGCCAGCGCCCAAAGCTGATACGGTCGGGATGACTTGCATGAATGCTGTCGTGGCTCTCTCAGCAAAAAACGACTGTGCCTCTTCGTAAGCCAGCTTAGGATCAGCGTTGTTTAAGATCCGGGCTAGATCTGACACACCATCTAAGAATGGCTGCTGCATTGCGTAGTTATATAAACCAAGCGCACCGGCTGTTGTTAGGTTTTCTAAAACACCGTTATCATCCTCATACTGCGCGTAATACGAATAGTCAGCAGACATAGCCAACAAGCCCGACAGCGGGTCGAGACGCGAATAGGTGACGCCGCGATATGTGCCGTCATCCATTTTAAAGTTGACAGTGTGCGGGTAAAGGCCAAGGCGCTCCATAGCCTGACGCGCTTGCGGATCTGTAGGCCCAGCCCCCATAATAATTATGTTGTTGTCAGGCGTGTGCAGCCCGCCGCCCATCCACGCAAAGCCAACCATTAAGGCAGACCCGGTCATAATTTTTGCCATAGCCGTATCGGCATCACGACCACCAGCTTTTAATGCTCGGCGCACATCAGGGTATAAAAGCGCTAAGGGTGATCTTTCTGCGACTGCGTTCATAACATTGACCGGCGTTTTAAAGAACGGCGCACCAAACAATTTAACAGCGGGGTGTGACATAAAGCCCTGCATCTCACCAGCAAACCCGCCCAAGTCGCCTTGGAACGTCAATACCTTTGCTGCATCACGCGCTGTTTCCATTGCTTTTTGGTCTGGGTCTTCAAGCACTCTAACATATTCAGCAGCGGCCAAGTCTGACGCCTCAGATTTAGGTGTACCGCCTTCTACCAGCCGGTCATAAAAATCATACTGCCGCTGGCGGGCTTGTTGCTTGATTGACGTGCGGTAGGCCATTGCTTTAAAAAACTCATCCTCTGCCAGCATAAACCGGCCAGACATACGAATGTAGGTTCCAAAAGTGTTTAAAGCCCCAGCCATAACATTGCCGTCTTTGATCTGCTTGTAGATCTCAACCACGTCACCAGTGTCGCCAATAGCGCGTTTATTCTTAACGTCAATTTTGCTAGTAAAGTCACTAGCCTCTTCTTTTATAAAAGCCTTACCTGATACAACAAGCGCGTCAATAAAACTGGTGCCAATTGTTTCAAGCCTAATTAAGCCATCACGCGCATAGGCTCTGTCTTTTGGATTAACGCCGCCGGGTCTAATTCTGTTGACGCCGGTGCTGCCGATAGCGCCAGCCACCATTTCTTCAACGCCCTTGCTGATCATAAACACTGAGTTGCCAGCAATGTTTACGGCGTGTGTGACTGGGTTCGACAAAATTGAATTGATAAACACTTCAGTCAGGACATCGCCGCCACGTTGCATAATGCCTCTAACTAGCTTTGTTTTTGCGGCTGGGTTTGGCAGTGACAAATACAAGCTGCCAAGATGCTCAATATTAACGCCTTCGTTTTCTAATATGTTTAGCAGCTCATCAGCGCGGCGCAAATCAATGCCCACTGTTTGCGCTTGCTGCATTGCCCGCATCAATCTGGCGCTTTCACTAACAGCGCCTGATAGGTTTGAGTACAACGCAAATTCCATTGTGAGGTACTGGGCGGCATCAGCAAATAATTTTCGACGCATCTCTGGATCAGTTGCATCAGCAGCGAACTCAAAAGCCTCTTGCGTTTTGCGCGTTAGATCTCGCGCCAATATCAAACCGGCCAGAACGTCCTCAGCCACATCGCCCCTGCCGGGCTGACGTGTGAGCCATTTCTTTAGCACCTGATCCGCGCCTTGCTGCTCTGCCAGTTCTAGCATTGAGTTATAATTAATTGTGCCGCGCCGAGCGCGTTCAAACAAATCTTTGTTTAGCTCTTTGATGTTCGCCATATAACCGGCAAGGTCAAAGTCACCCGACGCATTCATAATTGCTGGAAGGTTCAAGCCCTTTTCAAAAGTGATATTTAGAACGCCCTCAAGCGCGTCAATGTCCTCTTGGTTGGCTTGGCGTATGACTGTGCTGCCGCCAATAACCTGCACATCTTTTTCGGGGATCTTGGCGGTAACCCGCTTTTCAGCTTCAGCGGTTCTGCGCTTAACAAAGCCAACCGCGCCGGTGACCGCATCGTCAAATAAGCTAGCGACTTGCACCGGCTCATCTGGCAACGACACTGGGTTGTTAAGCTGTATAACCTCTTCCGGCGTAACAGGTGCTAAGTCCTGTTGCTCGGTCGTGACCTCATCAGACGCACCAAATGAAATCTCTTCCATTTGTTGAGCCTTAGCCATTTCATCCATTTCTTCGCTGAGATCACGCGCCATTGTCTGCACTTTCCTGTTTTGCCGCGCCTAATGCTGTGATAGCCACAGGCCCAACAATACCATATTTTTCTAATATCTTGATCGCTTTATCGTCAAAGATTACATAGTTCATTTCTGCATCTGCCGCGTCTACGCTTGCGCCGCGTGAGCCAGCGGCTCGATATTTGATGCCGGGGATGCCAGCTTCAACAAATTTTTCTGTTAACGCATCATCTGGTATTGCTCCAGTACGCTTTACAGATTCAAGCAAGGTGCCAACATCGGCAGTGTTTGCAACACCATATTTTTCATAAAACGGCTGCAACACTTTTTTGATTTTCTCTGGCTGTTGATTTAATGACAAGTCGTAATCCATTAATTCGTCAGGCTTGGGAGCAAGGCCGACTTTGTATGTTTTGCCGTATTGCTCGGTGTCTAATTTAATTGTAGCGTCTCCTCTAGCCACAGATTCTACAATGTTTTGAAGATACGCAACTTCGCCCGGTTGATCTGTTGGGTCTTTGCTTTTTAGCGTTTCATTAATAATATTTATAAGTTCATCTTTTAATTCATCACCTTTTTTGGGTTCATATATTACACCCGCCCCCGGCTTTTTTATTTCGTTGTAAAGCCTACCTTCATTAATAAAGATATCTTCAATCAGTGATGCCTGTGCATAATCTTCAGCCGTTAGGTCTTGCACTCGGCGATATCTTCTATCGCGACCAAATGGCGTAGCCCCCGGGCTGTAATCTCTAAATTCTCCACTTCGCACTAAATCCAAATCACCAATAGAAAAATCAACAATTCCTGTGCCGCCGCCGACAGTTTGTCTGTAGAACTGCGCTATATCCTCGCTGTCAGTAAAGTACAGCCCATAGCCATAAGCCTGCGCACCTTCGCCAGTGCCAATTTTTTCTAGGCTAAATTGGTCAAAGTCTGCGCCAGAACCGTGAAACGCAATGATGCCCGGCTCAGTCTCAGTCGGCGGCACAGCGGTAACTGGGTTTTCTTTTGTTGGTTTTTGCAAAGCCTTCTGAGCGCCCACAATCGCCTCATCGACCATCTGGGTTAGGTCTACACCCATACCAAGCGTAACGCCGCTCTTAGCGTCTTCTAGGCGGGCTGGTGCGCCTGCTGCATAATCAGCAACAGCACCAGCCGTAGCCTTAGCGGCCTGCGGAGCAACAAGCCCCATCGACGCAAACTCGCCAGCTAGATATCCCTGTTTTAAACCTTGCTTAAACTCAGGGCTAATATCCAAGCCCTCAACAAACCCATCAAACAATTCACCGGCTTTTTCAGAGCCAAGTGTGCCGGATATGGCGCTCCATCCTTTTTGGAACTCATCCCACCCCTGACCCTTTTCTGCCAAAGCTGCTTTTAAGCCGCCAAGGCCTAAAGCAAAAAGATCTGGCACCCCTGTTACTACAGCAGAGGGAACGCCCACAAAAGCGCCAAGCTGCGTACCGCTAACCTCAGCCTCAGTAATTGGCGCGTCGGATGCTTGACCTAGCGAAAAAATATCTGGCTTTGCGCCCCCACCAAAAACGTCGCCGGGGCCAAGCGCCTGCGTTTGCTCCATAATCATATCTCTGTCAACAACGAGGCGCATACGGTAGCTGCCGGTGTCGTCGCGTACAGTCTCAATTGACCTGCCGCTTTCAGCCGCGATGATAGTGTTCATCATTTCTTGTGCTATATCGGTCATTGTTCAAGTGCCGCCCGAATGCGTTTAACAGTAGCAACCGCATCCAATAGTTTGTTGTGGTTTTGTTGATGCCTTTTGCTGTTTTCTAAAACACTAGATGATTTTAATATGAGTGCATCAAGCTCATCCTCAGTATCTGTCTTTGCGTCTTTCATTCCTAATTGGTCGCGCTTAATTGTGAAAATAGCATTTAGCGCTGGCTTTAGCTCATCCTCCAAACGCTTTTGCACGTTGCCGCGCTCAATAAACCCATCAGCCCATTTGATCCGATCTAGATTTGGGGTTTGTCTAATGGCTGCGTCTAACTCAACTATGCCATCCATCACAAACCTAGCGGCCTCACTTCTCTCACTTGTCGGATCAAGCGTTAACATTCCAATATCAGGGATGCCAAACGCGCGTTTAATCCTGTTGATAGCCTGCGTTCTAAAGTCATCTCTGTTAGATTTTATTACAGTCAAATATTTTCTAGCGCTATCTAGCGTTATTTTTCTGGCTGCTCGCGCATCTAAAATGTCTGTAGTGGTCAAAAACCGATCCATACCCTTTTGGTCTAAAAGCAACAATGTTTCTGGGTCATCATTGCCACCCTTCACAAAATACGCATCATTAAACTTTGATGCTTTATCGGGGTCTATATTACGCAACTCAATTATCTTTTCCCGGACAACCTTATCATCAGCGTCGCCATCAATTAAAAATCCAGTAAGCTCAACTTCTAAATCTCTTGCAGCGGCTTTTCTCTGGCGCTCATCTCTTGCATCTTGCTGTGCCTCTCTTGCATATACATCATTGATTGCGGTGTTTGATCTTTTAAAAGCCTCAAGGCGCTCTTCAGCGTTAAGAGACACAGCAATATTTGCAACCGCATTATCTGTGATTTTCATCTTGCCAGTGTTTAATGTATCTAAGATTTCTTGGCTGTTTTTTAGCGGGTCACGCAAAACATATTCGCCTATGGCGTTTATTTTGGCGTCGCTAACAGCCTTGTCAAAATTCTCCATTGAGGTTACTAAAAACGCTGGATCTTCAATTTCATCAGCAAAGCTGACCAATTTTTCTCTTTGCTTGAGGATATGGCCTGCCATTTCTTCTAGGCCTCTGGACGCTTGAGTAAAGACCATACCCGGTATGTCATCAATAATTTGATCCGCGCCTCTTTTGGCAATATATTCAGCTTGCTCTTCGGCTTTCGTAGCCATCATTTTAACGTGAGTTGTATAGGCGGTGTTGCCGATAGTTGACAGGCCAAGGCGCAATTTAGCGCCGGTTGCTGGATCAACATCAGTCATCGCGCCACTAAAGCCATTAATAACGCCGTCAATCTGCCTTTGAAGATCAACAACATTTGTAAAGTTTACATGACCCTCAACAGCTATTTGCTTGATTGCATCACGCGCTGTTATCTCAAGATTAGCCGCAACAGTGTTTAGCGCCGCCTGCCGCTCTGCTCTGCCACGCACGGTTTCGGTGCTGCCGGGTATTAGCGCTTTTCTAGCCTCAGCATCCTCAGCCTTAATAAGGTCAACAATGCTCGGCGCGTTGGCAGCGCCAAACTCAGCGCCCTCAATCTTTGCTTGTATCTCGTACTGTTGGAAAGCAAACCGCGACATTTGGTCAAGCGATTGCGCGATTGTGTTTGCCACTCTAGCTTGCGCGGTTCCAGTCGCAACAAAGTTAACGCCGGGCAGCGATGCGATGCCAACGCCAAGCGGCCTATATTCTAGTGACCTAGCCATTAAGCAATACTCGTTTTCATCATTAACCCAGACCCAAACGTGCCGATAGCAGCGGCAAAGCCAGCCTGACTAGCTGCGCTGGCTTGCAACATATATTGATCAGCCTGCATATAACCGCCACGCAAAGCGATAATCTCATTATTCTTAACGGTGTATAATTCCTTAACGCCCTTTGCCCGCGCTGCTTTCTTTAGGTTGTCCACATTGCCAAGCCCAATACCACCATAAGCGTTGATGGTCGCTGCTGTGGCTATCATGTTATCCATTACCGCAACAGCCTGCTGTTTTTGCTTTAATGCCTCTTGTTGGGCTTGTAGCCGCGTGTAACCGGCTTGCGCTTGCAAAGCAGCAGACTGCGTCTGCCCGGCTCTGTACTGCATAAAGGCGCTAGCACCAGCCAGCGCCAATCCTACTCCACCTAATCCCGCACCACTCATTGCCCTGCACTCACTTTGTAATCAATGCCAAGCAGCGTCATTTTTAACGGCACCTCTTGACCAATTGTGATTTGACCATCGTATGTATAACCTAACATAGAATGTAGCGTTTTGATACCAGTGTACTCAGGAACAGCCCCACCAAGAACGCCGGAACCAAATCGCCTAAAAGGAACCAGCTTGCCGTCGATGGTCAGCGATTGTGTTTCAAATAATTCTGCATTCACCTCAAAAATGCGCTTCTTAAACCCCTTCAAAGACCCGCTAGACAAGCGAGGCTCAACCGGCAATGTCTTTACCTCTGGCGTAAAGTTGATGCCAACTTGATGGCTTGTGGTTGCCGCCGTTCCAAACGTCACCGTAAAAGGCGTGGCGGGTACAACCTGATCCGGCTCAATAACGCCGTCGCGAATAATTTTTACGGTTTCGCCTTCAAGGTGATCCATAGTCACGCTGGATGCGGCACCGCCAGTTTTAGAGCAATCAAGTAATGCGTCAGCGTCAAACAGTTCGACATAATAAACATCACTGCTATTTATTGTGCGCTTGACTACAGTATAAATGTCATCAACATCGACGCCAATATTTAAGAACTCGCCATCGGTTATCCACTCAGATGGCGCGATAACATTCTGGCTTCGCAACAGCGTATAGCAAGCAATGCTGCCGTCGTCATCATTTACGATTAGTAGGCGGTCGCCTTCATCAGTACCTGTTGCTTTACGCACAGCCATCTCGCCCGGCGTCTTTAGCAGATGCGACGACAGTAATGATATCTTGGCTGACGTGTAGGCTTGCACGGTATCGCTGTAAATAAATTCTTGCAGCGCTTTTCCTTGGCGCTGAATAAATAGCGTTGAGCCATCGACGTTTTGCAGCCTGATACCCGGCTTCATACCAAAGGCTGTTTGCTGCTTTACAATCATATTTGTTGGCGTAATAGGTTCATCCAGCGCTTGTGGCACATAAAACTCAGCGCCAGTTGTAAACACTTGCAAATGGCGTCCAGAGTAAATATCGACAATAGCATTGAAGGTGCCGGTATCTAGTGTCGCCTCAACGCCCGCATCATCAAGCGCTTCACCGGGATCAAAGTTAAAAAAGTCAGATACGCGGCTACCCCACAATGTTGATGGGCGACCTTTGCTACCGCCAAAATACAAACGGCCTTCGTGAAATGTTACACTGCGAGGCCAGCCGCGTGTCGATGACCAAACCTCTTCGTAACCGTGTTCGCTATTCCATTTGCCTTGAGTAATCCCGGTTGTATCAAAAAAGGGTATTTCAACGTAGGCTTTCATTTCTGTATCGCTGACATACTCAACATAACGCGCACGACCAAAACCGCTATCAACTGCGGCATATTCGCCTTCAGCCGCTGTGCTAAAAGCGGTCACTTTATACTGAGATGTGCCATCAGGCGCAGTGTCCCACGCCGGGTAGACGGTCAGCACCTTGGTCGATGCGACGTAGTCCTCAACGTGGCGCTTTTGCCCTGACCCAGTGCCAGCCGTAATTTCAATAAACATACCATTAGGCTCATCATCTAGCGTGTAGTTCGATGCAGCCTTTAGCGTTATAGTATTAGCCCCACCGGCCTGAGCCGTGCCAGTGTCGGTTGTTACTGCGCTAGCTGTGATCGTAATGTTTCCAACTGTGCTGGATGGTGTGATCGTAAACTGTGGGCTGTGAACATCAAACTCAAACGCATATTTTGGGATGTGATCAAAATCAATCGTGCTAGCTGTCCAGTCTGCGTCTGTAGCGCCGCGCACAATTTTTATTGGCTCAAGATCCTCATGCACCACAATAACTGTGTCAGCAGATTGCACCCAATTCATTTCTGGTAATATAGCTGATGTTACCGCAGCCACTGTTAAGAAATCATTACCGCCGCCGTTAATGGCTGTGATCTGTGCGCCATCCTTAAAGACATACATTTTGCCGGGGGTAAACACCAGCATATAGCTATCAGAAACACTAAATTCAAATGGCACCATACGAACTGCGGTGCCTGCCCCGCTATCTAGCTCGGCAATAAACTTAGTGCCGTCACGGCGTTTTGCCCCGCCTTGCGGCTGAATGCTAACATTACGCGCAGTGGTCAGGCCAGAGCTATACTGGTCAATATCAGTCCTAGCGCGTAGCTTTGGATCTAACTCGCCGCTGGTAAAATCGTTTTGGATCTGAATAATCCGGCTCATGCTAGAACCTTATATCGGAAATAGGGAACTCTTGTATTGTCTGAGCCGGGCGGTCAGCGCCGTCAATGTTAATAGCAACACGCAACAGCCCGCCACGCATATTTTCTGATGGCGCACCGTATGCCTTTTGGTGATAATAATCCCCCTTAGTAAGCTGGTCGGTTACCGGCTCGGCAAAGTCAGCCGCTAGCGCTGTCTTTAACAAGCGCACAAAGTAAGGTGGGAAGACGGCCTCTGTTGGTCGGAACTGGTAATCAATCCAAACCTCTTCGTAATTTGTGTAAAGGCCAAGACTGTAGATCTCAAAATCTCGCACTGGCAGCGCTCCAACAGCGCCAACATTAAATACAGCTTTTGGGTTGCCAAGGATATCGCCCGGCAGCGCATAGGTATATTTCCACTCATTAATAGGGGTGCTAGCCAAGCGGCCTAACTTAACTTTTTTAACAGACCAACTAAATGGGTACTGCATTAAAATAGTATCGCGGATATCGTCATAAAGACGATCAGCCACTTGCGCTTCATCGGTGCCGGTGGCAAACGATGAAAGCGGGGCAGCGCCCAGCATGATCAGAGCCTCGGAACATATAGATAGTTTGGTATCGCCCTGCGCCATTACGCCACTCCAAAATAGGGAAATGGGGCGGCGCAAGCCGCCCCACTATTATTAGTCAGCGTCAGCGACTGATACAGCCGTGCCGTCTGATACGTCAACAACACCAGATGTGTTTGACAGAACAACAACGATTGACATTGTTGGTGTCGCGCTGTCGTGAACAAAGATCACATCACCAACTGCCACTGTGTCTGACAAGTCGTTGAAATATCCTTCTGTGTTCACAGTCGCGATTGCGTCTGCTGATGTGTAGGTGTACATGCTAGGTGCATTGCCAGATTTAGCTGCACCAATAACATTCCATCCTGCTGAAGAGAAAGCCATTTTCTACACTCCTCTCTATTCGGTGCAAGAGATTTTGACGATGCCTTCGTCGTCAATGGCAACCGCGCCAGCGGAGAACATTGAAGACACAAGGAACGACGTTTTCTCAGGAACGTAGTTGATCTCAGACTTTTGGTTCATGCCGATGCCCATACCCATTGCATCCTTGTGGAATGCAAAGCAGGTGCGAGTTGATGGCAGTGGCAAGCCACCTTCATCACGGTCACCAAGAGTTACGAACTTGAAGCCCATAAAGGTGTCAACCTCACCAGAAACCAGAGCCTTTACTGTCGCAAAGTCTGAGCTTGTGATTTCGGTTTCGCCTAGCATACCAGCCAAGTTATTAGCGTGGATGATCATGCAACGGCCTTCAGATGGTACGTTGTTCGCATCGAGCAGCTTCTTTGCTTCAATCAGCTTTTCGATGTTCATGTTTGTACCAGCGCCGCCAATGGTAGTAGCAACGGTCAGTGATGTTGATGATGCGTTGAGAGCATCAAGCACAAGCTGATCCATACGACGGCCAATGGCGTTACCAACTACCTGCACCAACTCACGGCGCTCGTCAAAGTTGACTTTTTGCTGTGAGAAGATATCGCTGTATTCAGCAGCGATGTAGTCAGACATTGTTGCTGTAACCTGCGAATAGGTTACGTTAAGAGGGGTAACGTCAGTTTGCGGAACGCGAACTGTTGCGGTGCCTTTTCCGATCTTTGGAAACTTCACCTGATTGCCTTCGACATTTGCCCGCTCGCGGGTTAAGCCTGCCAGTGCGCGTGACGACTGGTATGCCTGCTTAACCTCGGCATCGAACAACTGTACAAAAGCATTGGAAATGCCAACTGCCATTTTCCTATTCCTTTGTAAAAGTTAAAACACGATTTGACGCCTAGCAGGTATCCTTCCGGGCTGCGGCTTGGGCATATACGCTACGCCCCCAAGCGGTTGCGACAGGTCAAAGGATGATTATCTGTCAAGGGTGATTTTATAGAAAAACGCGGCAATTGTAAACAACTGCCGCGCTTGCATTAAATGGCACTGTATTCTTGCTTGCCATAGACGTTTTCAAACATCTTTTCGACCTTCGCCCGGTAGGCTGGGTCGCTTTGATATTCGGGCTTGCCAACCATTGCCATTAGCTCTTCTTTAGATGGCGCGTCGGTCATTGGCGACACGTCAATTGGCACTGGTTTATCGCCATAATATGAGCGGATCTTTTGCAAAGCGCGTAAGCCCTGCGCGGTGCCGCCCATAATTTTAAACTCTTCAAAGTCAGCGTCAGACCAAACGCCTTTGCGAACTAGGCTAGACGCCCAGTCGGTCATTGACTTGATTGCAACGTCAGCATTAGGGCCGAGCTTTTCGTATTCCTCTTTGTATGAGATCTCGGCTTGCTGACTTTCGCCCTGAGCCATTTCGATAAATGTGCCAGCTAGCTGTTCAAACGCTGCCTGACTAACACCATTTTCTTTTGCCCAGTCTTTGTAAACGCTATAAAGCGGGTCATCGTCACCAATGCCAGCCTCTTCAAAGATTGTTGTGTCGTACTTGTCAGGGGCTTTGTGCTTACCCTGACTAAACTTTTTTTGCAGTTCATTGTAAGACTTGACAAGGTTTTCTAGATCCGGGCCATCGTCTTCGTTCCAAAACTTTTCTGGATACCACTCTGGCTTTTCAAGCTCTATCTCTTCACCTTCTTTTGCAACGGTTACGCTATCAACTGACGGCTCGTTGTCTGTTAGCTGGTGTGGGATTGTTGTCTCTTCAGCCTGCTGCTGGTTATCGTCGCCCTCGACTTGGGCTTCGGCCAACAGTCCATCTGTATCATTCATAGTGATCTCGCTCTTTTCATGCGCCGCTCAATTTCTCTGACCAAACTGTTTTGGCCTTCGCGAGCATAACCGTGACTGGCGTCCTCACCGGGATACCAGCTAGGCTGCTCAATCGTCAGCGACCTTAGATGGGTGAGCAGCTTTGCCCCATCATCACTGGCGAACACGCGAAGATAAAGACGATCAATGTCATCTTTATCTACTTGCTGTTTTTCTGCTATTTCGGGGTCTACGGTTTGCAACCCCTCCCAACCGTCCGGGTTCATTAGATCATCCCTTCTGGTGGTGCCTCGCCTTCAACTGGCGCACCACCCTCTGCTTGCGCTTGAGCCTGCATCATTTGCGCGGCCTGTTGCATCATCTCCTGACGTTCTTGCGGCGTCGTGCGTAGTTCCGCTGGCACACCTAGTTTATCAGCAACATAGTCAGCAATGCTGCCCATCTTCACCGCCATTTGACCTTCCGGGCCAAGGGCTGATGACATTTGAACCCACTGCATAATCTTCTCGATATCACCCATATTCTGCGCTTGTGCAATCGGGCTGACCGGCGTCACTTTAACCTCTAGGCCATTGACGCGCAGTGGCATCTCAATCAAGCCGCGCTCATCCATAACATATAGAATGCGGGCGACTAGCGGCACCATAGTCTCGGTAATCAAACGACCAAAAGCGGAGCCAAGGTTCTGCGCCAGTTCTTTCATGCGTTCTGCAATCTCTGTCGCAGACCTTGCGCTCATGTTGTCAGGCGGCAGTGTGTCATCAAGCAAAATCTTCTTGACGTTCATACGCAGGTCATTAATGACAATCTGCGACACGTTGAAATCGCCAGAGCGTGGCATCTGTCGCAAGCTCTCACCCTGCGGGCCGCCGTTACGCGCAACCGGGATAATAGCGCCCGGCTGGATGCGGATGTTTTGCGGGTTCAATACGCCATCATCAGCCGCCGTATAAACGCCCGCAATTGACAAGCTGGCATTCTTTAACAGCAACTCCAGCGTCTTGTTTAGCGTTTTAATGTCAGGGATAGCTGTGACCAGCGGCCCACGACCGTAAACCTCGCCCGCCACTTTCATGTAACGTGCAACGATCCAAGGCGATGATTTCATGCGGCGCATAAGCAGACCGGCTTTGCCCTCAGCCCAAATGACGTGATAACAGAAATCGCCTTTGTCTGGGTCATACAACGTAGCTTCGACAAGTTCGATTTCTTGCGTAGGCTTGTCGTCAATCATGCGCTGCAAGCGCTCTGGGATTTCGGCATCTTGCCAATGCTGCTTGATGGCCTCGCCTTTTAAGCGCATCCGGCGGTAAACATTATCGACCTTGCCGTGTGCGCCCTCTTCGATGCTGACCAGATATTGCGGCACAGCAGTAAAGCGAATTGGCGTCATGTCGTCACCGGGCTGCACTAGCATGACGGCAGTGCCAACAGCTAGGTCAAGCAAAAATTCACCCATAGCCAAATCAAAATTAGATTGGCGCAGCAGGCTAAACATAATATCGCTGTACATATCCAGCGCGGTTTGCGCCTCTAAGCGGCGCTCTTCTGGGATATCTGGCCCCGGCTCTAACCGGCACCAAGGCGCATAAGGTGGAAACAGGCCAGACTGGATGCGGTTCGCAAAGCGCTGTGTCGCATTAATGGCCGTGCTATCAAACACGCGTACCATTTTGTTTTGCCCCGGAGAGCCACCGCCCTCGTAATACCCATCGTAAAGATTGCGTTGCGGCAAGCCAAACTCATAGCAATCTTCATAGATCTGCCGCCAGTTATCTTTGCGGCGCTGCGCCACGTCGTGACGCTTTAGGATATCTTCAACACTATGCACTGGCTTGGTTCCTTTTACTTATAGCTGCCGCTTTTTTCTTGGCGTCTGCTTTTGAGCTAGCGCCCCAAGCGCGTAGCGATAACAGCAGACGTGTGGGTTCGCCGTCCTTATATTCTGGCCCCGGCATACCGCCCATTCTAGCCAAGAATGATGCGCGGCGCGGATTGTCGCCCGACTTGACCGGCGCTTTTAGGTTCATGCCCTCAGCCTTAGCAGAACGACGACCGGCCTCATTTAGACCGCCCTTTGGGTTCTTACCCGCCTTGCGTGTCCAAGCTGGGCTAGCCACGCGCCGCCCTCATATTATCAATCAGGTTTGGGTATGGACGACCGGCTTTTTTAGCTGCCCGCATAGCGGCGCGTTTCTTTGCAGAACTCAACGCCTTTGGCTTGCCCAAATCCTTTGGCCGCTTTTTATCCCAAACCTGTTTGGTCATTTGCCGTAACCCTTACCTTTTTTCTTAGGCATAATTTTTCCTTTTCGCCATTTTGGTTTTTATGTTGGCCTCAGTTACCCGGCCACCAGTCTGCCGAGCGTACTCTTTAGCCGCATTCATGCCAGCCTTGCTGTAAGCAAAGTGCCGGGTCTTTCCATCTTTAGAAACTACTTTTGGCATCTACGCCCCCAATGTTGAGTTGGATGATAACAAAGTTCGGTTGCCAAGCTGCCTTAGCCCAGCACTGCTGCGGCGTATACGCTCGGCTTCAATCTCT